TTCTTCTATGCAGCTTTTAAAGTCTGGAGGGAAAGATGACTCCGTTGCTAAGAGAAACAATTCAATGGATGTCTGAGACTATTGATCCTACAGAGGTTCAATGGTTTGATGTGTCTGATTCCACATTGTTTGAAATAGACAAGCTAGACATAGAATTGCTGCAGGATCATAGGCCTCCTTTTGACAAGTGCATTATTGTTTGGCAGGGAGCAACAGCAAAAGTATTTCTTGTTGTGATGGGTGAAGATCCAGCCGAAGGAATCATTATTCAAGGTTGGGGTTCACACAAGGGAGAGAAGCCCAAAAAGTTGCCATCACTTTTCTATTGCGTCGCCGATGGCAAGATTCATTACGGGCCTGTGGAAGAAGATGAAGTGGTTGAGCAGATGGACGCAGACATGTTAATTGGTTTTGTCCACGGCTGGTACGCTACGTTGGATCATGGGTGCCAAGCCCATATAGCGGAAGTAAAAGATACATTCACAAACAGGCGCAAGATTGCTGTAGGCAAGAAGCCAATGTATGAGTGGCGCACTGTGTTGATTGAGCCACAGAAACCAAAGTCAGAGCATCAAGGTGGTACTCACGCCTCACCTCGTTTACATGATCGTAGAGGGCACCTCAGAAGGCTCAAGAGCGGCAAGAATGTATGGGTGCGCTCATGCAAGGTAGGCAAGGCTGAGCTGGGAACTATTTTCCATGATTATGAGGTGAGAGCATGATCGACATTGACGAAGCTGTAGCTTGGGTGTGTGTAGCGCTGGCAATATTGGTCATAGTCATGGCAAAGGAAGGAATCATATGAACGTCGCAATAGTAGGGGCAAAGAGCTGGATCGCCGGGGATCTAGCCAAACGCCTGCCATACAACCTGAGCTTGTTTGACCGTGACAACATGGATCAGTTTGGGACGCAGCGGTACAACGTCGTCATCAACTGCGTTGGGAATGCCCGAGATCAAGACATCGTAGAGACGACAGTCAAGTTCGACTCCATGATTCTTGACTACGTGCAAAACATCCCTGAGACAAAGTACATCTTCTTCAGCTCAGGGGCGGCGTACAGTACAGACTTTAGCAACCCTGTGGACTGGCACAGCCCTGCCGTGGTGGGCATCAATCAGATCCCTAACCGTTACTCTAGCGCCAAGCTGATGGCAGAGCTTAGACACCGGGCCTTGCCTGACCTGCCGATCGTAGACGTCAGACTGTTCAGTTACTTCTCAGAAACAGTGAACCCAGAGGCTGGTCTGCTGATGAGCCAAGTGGTCAAGTGCATCCAGAACAAGCTGCCCCTCAACGTCCAGACCGATTTGATGATCCGGGACTACATTGGGGCTGATGACCTAGCTGCCCTGATCCAGAAAATTATAGGGGCACCGGCTGTGAACATGGCGATTGATGTTGTCAGCAAAGAAACAGTGTCAGTCAATGAGCTGATGTTGGAGATGACGGAGCGCTATGGCCTCAAAATCGTGCGAGAAGCCCCTCAGGAGAGCTTAAAGAGCACCACAGGACTCAAGCCTTGGTACTACAGCGAAAGCCGCGCCTATGAGCATTTTGGCTGGGAACCGACGCTTACAAGTATGGAAACAATTATTTCTGCGATGGACAAAATATTTGTTGACAAGGGTGTTTGTTTAACCTAATCTTACACGTACTGACACATTGGTCAGGACAGCGAATCTAAGGAGCTCACCATGAAATACGCAAACCACCTCGGCTACAGCGACGTTACCCCTTACGAAGTTATTCGTGTTGTCAGCGACAAGACCCTTGAAGTGCGTGAGATGAACTGCGAGCGCGACGAGTCAGTGAAGCTGGACTTCCAAGTTGGCGGCTTCTCAGCAATCTGCACCAACCAGCGCGATCAAGAGTGGTTCATTACCCCAGACACACAGGGCCGTGTATTCCGCATCCGTTTGGGCAAGCGTGGCTGGAAAGATGCTCATGGTCGCCGCTTTGATGTGAGCGACAAGCCTGTAAAGTTTTACGACTACAACTTCTAATACAAGCGCCGGGGGCAACCCCGGCATTTACAGCGAACAAGGAGAGAATCATGGAAAGCCACGTTGAATGCGAGAAAGATTTTGTCGTCATCTACAACCAGTGCGGAGCTGGGCTGTTCCCACAATTGGCGTGGATTGCATACAGGGAAGGTTCCTGCGGTGATGACTTCTGTCAGTACGGCCCGACGCCTGAGAAGGCGATTGAGTATCTGAAGGAAGCTTTGGATATCGAGGATTAGTCATGACCTACTGTGATTACATAGCCCACCTGTGCAGAGAAGCCCTATCCAAAGACCCAGATTGGCTGTTGTCTCATGTTGGTAAGGTGCAGTGGGATCTGGATGAGAGCGGTGCCATGATCAGCACAACAAAGATCATATTGCTTGAAGACAACAACGGTAAGCGGTACTCAGTAACGATTGAAAGTTTGTGAGAGGGCGTGTATAGTTGAGCTATCTGCTACGGGTGGTGCCGGGCAGTAGCTCACGATTAGCGACAAGAACGCCCAGTTAAGGCGGCTTCGTCAAAGCTGTAGATGTGATGGTCGTGCATCCTCTACATGCGGCAAACCAAGCCTAAAGCCTCCTTAACTGGGCTTTTTTATTGGTGCCGCCACAGACATGCGGAACGTCGGTGGTGTCTGTTGACTACCCTGCTACACGAGCAAGCCAGAGCAGGGACGGTGGGCGAATCCTAGAGCCGGGTGGTTGAACAATAGTCTGGGATGCTACGCGAGGAGATGGCTCCGAGGGTGGGAAAGCGAGCCTGTAGCTTACGGTTTAGGCTTGCTTCGCTCCAAGATTCACCAAGGGTGGGTGTCAAACATCAAGATTCCGAAAACTGGCTGACCAAAAGACAAGTCGAGTTTGTGGAAAATTTAGGGGAAACGATGGAAGAACAATTCGAAATTGCCAAGCTGCAAGCAGAACTTTCCCGCATGGAACAACTAGCCTACACATACCACTGTGAGCTAGAAGTAGCCCTAGACGCCCTAAAGCAAATCAAAGAAGGCCGCACAACAGCCCGAGAGATGATTGGCACCGCTACGTGGGCGCTAAACACCTTAGAAGACATAAAGATTGCAGCAGCTGATAGTTGAGCTTACACTCCGAGCAATTAAACATTAGCTTGGAGACTGAGACATGTCTGAAGACGTTAATGAGCCGCAACAAAAGCCCCGAAAGAAGATAGGGCGTCCCTCCAAATACACCCCAGAACTAGCAGCAGAGATATGCGAACGCCTAAGTAATGGGGAACCACTAAGGCAGATATGCAGGGATGACCACATGCCAGCGTGGCAGAAGATTTATGAGTGGATGGGCCGCGACGAGGCGCTTTCGGGAGCCATCGCACGTGCGCGTGAGCAGGGCGCTGACGCCATTGCTGAAGAAGCCTTAGAGATCCTTGATACTCCACCTGAATACGTCCTGACGAAGCAGGGTGAGGCTGTGGATTCTGGCTACGTGACATGGCAGAGGAACCGGGCCGAGATGCGCCTGAAGCTGCTGGCGAAGTGGCACCCTAAAAAGTATGGCGACCGCCAGATCATTAGTGGCGACAAGGACAACCCACTGGAAGTCAAAGCCGACATTACTGTTTTTGAAACAATCCTACAAAACTTAGAGCTGCAGAAGCAGGCTAAAAAGTGACAGACCTAGCTGAGCTGCTGAGAGATCCAGAGATTCACAAGAAGTATGCTGGCTTACCGGCAGAATATCGCGCCGCCTTTGAATGGCGCAGCAACTGGCTGATCAAGGCCCACCCCCATCAGATCCGCCCTCATGGAGACTGGTGGTCAATTTGGCTCATGCTTGCAGGCCGTGGCGCAGGCAAGACTAGGACAGCTGCTGAAGAGCTCGGCTGGTGGGCATGGAGCCAGCCCAAGACTCGCTGGCTAGTGTCAGCCCCCACCTCTGCAGACGTCAGGGGCACCTGCTTTGAGGGCGACTCAGGCCTTCTGTCCGTTATCCCCCAAGCCCTGATTAAGGACTACAACAAGGCGCTACACGAGCTGATGCTGGTCAATGGCTCGCTGATCAAGGGCATCCCTGCTTCGGAGCCAGAAAGGTTTAGGGGGCCGCAGTTCCACGGTGGCTGGCTAGACGAGCTGGCGGCATGGGACTACATCGACGAGGCGTGGGACATGCTCCAGTTCGGTATGCGGTTGGGCACACGGGTGCGCCTGCTGTGTACTACGACCCCAAGGCCGAAGGATCTGATCGTGGATCTGGTAGGCCGGGAGGGCGATGATGTGGTGATCACCCGGGCCTCAACTTACGCCAACATCAACAACCTTGCTGACAACTTCAAGCGCCAGATCCTGCAGTATGAGGGCACCAAGCTGGGCAGGCAGGAGATTGAGGCTGAGCTGATCGACCCTGAAGAGTCAGGGATTGTGAAGCGCGAGATGTTCAGGCTGTGGCCTGCCAACAAAGAGTTCCCTAAATTCGAGTTCATCCTGCAAAGCTATGACTGTGCGTACACCGAAAAGACGGTTAATGACCCGACGGCGGCTACTACTTGGGGAGTATTTAAGCCACTTGACGGGCCGATGGGGGTCATGCTCATCGATGCGTGGCAAGATCGACTTCAGTATCCGGATCTACGCCCGAAGGTCATTGAAGAGTTTAAGGTGTCGTATGGCTCTGACCCCGAGGCCGAGTCCAGAGGAAACTTTACCGGCGGCAAGAAGGTTGACTTGGTGCTTATTGAAGACAAGGCTGCAGGTATATCGCTCATCCAAGACTTACAGAGAGCCCACCTGCCGGTGAGAGCCTACAACCCGGGCAAGGCCGATAAGATCCAGCGCCTCTCAATCGTCGCTAATATCATCGCCCATAAGCGCGTATGGATACCTGAGAGTTCAGTGAGGAAGGGCTATGTCAGGGACTGGGCTGAAGGGTTCGTGAGCCAGATATGCAGTTTCCCAGAGTCAACTCATGATGATTACGTAGACAGTTGTACACAGGCTCTGAGATACTTGCGCGATGCTGGCTGGCTTGACATTGATCCGCCGCCGCAGTATGACGACGATGACTACGTTGACGTTAAGCCCAAGCGCGTCAATCCTTATGCGGTGTGATCATGCCCAATCCAAAGATCCTATCTGACCTGCTGAAGGCTGCTGGCAAACTACCGAAGGGCAGCAAAGCCGCGCAGGAGGCGGTGTCTGCTGAGATGGCGGCAAGAGAGGCAGCGCAAAGAGCTGCGTATGCAGGCCACACCCCGCCGACCGAGACAGGGCAGTCATCCTTATCGACCATCCGAGACATCCTCGAATCACAGGAGTTCCCCGTTCGCAAGATGGCTGCAGGTGGCAGGACTGGGCTGATCACTGAGGCGCTAAAGGCTGCGAAGGCTGCGTTAAAGGGTGAGGCGCACACAGCGGCTCGTGGCACCGAGGCTGCGAGCATCTTGACCAAGCAAGCCAAAGAAGTTCCCCCGCCCCTCCCGCGAGCAAAGCCAAAGACAAAGCAAGAGCTGTCTGAGATGGCGGAGCGGATAGCTCCTCAACTGCAGGGCGAGTTCGTTCGAGGCGCTAAGGGCACGACTAGCGTGGCTGGCAAAAGCCGCAAGCAGTTTGATTTAGAGCAGCGCCTTGAGAGCGACTTGCGTCGCAGCCGTGAGGTGCCGGAGGCGCAGCCGATTGATCTGGCAGAGCGCAAGGGCAGTGTGATGCTAAGCCTGCCCGGTGACTTTACGATTGCCGATCAGGATCTGTACCGGGTTGGCGATGTGACCCTGCGTGAGCCATCGAGGCAGTATGGTGGGCCACGCTTTGGCCTTGGGCACCCTGAGGACGCTGGCTGGGCGTCTGGCTTAAGTGCTGCAGGTAAGTTCCAGCGTGGCGTGACAGAGGCTTCTCAGCAGTACGGCGATGTGCCCGTGCTGGCGAACTACATGATGATGGGGCCTGAAGGTATCAATTATGCCCTGCACTTTGCCGATGCCAACCTGAAGGCAATCGACGCCACGAAGATGACAAAGAAGAATATCCGTGACTTCAACAGCCTGATCAAGCGTGGACATCCTAAGCTGAAGTTCCCAGAGTTCGCTGGCATTGAGAACCCTGATCTTGCGTATGAGCAAATGGCTGCAGACCCTGAGCTACGCAAGCACTTCAACTCAATCATGCAGATGCCGACAATAGCGGAGTCGTTCAAGATGCCAGCTGGGTTGAACATCCGCCATGCTGTGACTGAGCCTGAGCTGCGTGACCTTGAGCGTGGCATGACTGGGTTTAGCGTGATGGAGATGGAGCCCGGGGTTGCCAGCCTGAATGTCTCAAAGCATCCTACCTACTCGCACGACATCCCCGGTAAGTTCCTAGGCAAGACTGAAGTCATGATGCCGTATGAGCTGACGTTCCCTGATGCTGTGGCTCAGATTAGGGCAAATCCCCGGCAAGCACCGTATGAGTTCGGCACCCTGCAGTTCGGTGGCGGCAGGCAGATCATTGACCAACAGCTGATTGACGAGATTGGCGAGTACACCCGTCGGATCAAAGAGCTGACAGGCAAGAAGAATGGCGGCCTTGCGATGGCTGATGGCGGTCAAGCCTTCCCGTTACAGGAGGACTTCCAGACAGAGATGGAACGCAGGCGAGCCCGTCCCCGCACCCGAGCCGGTGTGCCTGTAGAGGATACGAATGTCTTAGGCGGGGCTCTGCAGGGGCTTGGAGAGACGCTGGTAGGTGGAGGCCGTGGTGCCTTGGCGACGATGCTAGGAGCGCCTGCCGACATCCTGAACCTGCTGAACGTCAAGCAGTTTGGTACGCCCG